TTAGTTACATAGAATTGTTGTGTCTGAGTAGATTTTCTAGTAGGATCATATTGTAAACCATTGAATTCAAATGACATTCTTGGAAGAGTCATCTGAATAGGCTTATTTAAATCAGCTTGCTGCTCTAATCTCGCAAGAAATTTTTGAGTGGGTCCATAAGCCAAAGGAACCTTAATGACACTTACAGTCTCATCATTATTCTTATGCTTGATCTCCAATCCATTGAAAAGAGAACCAAACGATATAATAACAGATCTAAAGATCTCGTTATAAAAATACTCAAACATTGTCCTACTATAGGGATATAGTACTATTTAACAACTTTTCAACTACGGCATTCCAAAAGGATTAGTATCAGTAAAATCTATAATATCATCTGCTGCTGATTCTATTACATCATTATCTGCAAATGGATCTACCACGTCATCAGTATTAACTGTTCTAATTGTATAAGTTGCTCCAGAAGATTGTCCTATAATAACTTCTCCAGAACCAAATGTTCCAGCAACAATCCCAATTTCAAGTTGATTATTATCAGCATCCCATTCCTTAACACGTGCTTCAGTTCCACTATCAATTCCTTTAACAACCTCATTAAAGAGGAATGTTCCTTTGCCCATAGTGGCCCCTACACCAGCAGGATTTTGAACTGTTACTATACCAACATGAGGTTGAGCAGCACTATATCCAGTTCCAGGATTGACAATATAAGATGTAGTTAGTATACCTGCTGTATTAGCATGTGCTATACCATATGCATAATGTGCTGTGGGACCACTAAATGCTGTTCCAGGTTGCCCAAAGATAATAGTTGGATTAGCAGTATATCCAGCACCAGGAGTACTTGCAATACTAATAGTTTGAATAGATCCAGTAGTTGTAGCAATTCCAACAGATGCAGCGGCTCCAACACCTCCTCCACCTTGAATAGTTACAGTAGGAGCTTCAGTATATCCAGAACCTGCATTAGTAAGTAAAATAGCAGCAACCTTTCCACCGAACAATCCATCACAATTGACAAAATCATTAGTTATAGAAGCAACACCCACAGCAGTTGTACCACCTGCAGGAGCAGAAGAGAATCCAATAATAGGTGGCATACTATAACTATTACCCATATTGGTTATAGTAATACTATTAATAGCACCACTACTTGCTATAGAAACAGAAGCAGCAGCAGTAGTTGCTGCTCCTATCAAAGTGAGAGTTTGAATATAACCTAGTTGTTCTATCTCATCATCAATAGTGTCAATTCCAGTATCAATAGTTTCATCTTCATATCTGTAGAGTTCACATCTCAATTGATAAACATAATTCTTTTTTAATTGATAAAAAGGTTGCTCATGCTCTACATACTTAATTTCAAATAATCTATCACCTAAAGGAAAATATATAAGATCTCCTGCTTTAGGTCTAGTTGATAATTCAACATTAGGTAAATTCTTAATTAAAGGTTGAATATAAGTTTCCCACCTATCCCTCGAAATAATCAAAGTAAGATCATCTTGTTCCTGTATTCCAAACTTGGAAAGAATGGTTCCTTGACCACCATATCCCTCATAATTATCCACATATGCTTCTAAGGGATATGCATCATCAAATTTTGACTCAATAACTTCCTTTATAACAGTAGCTTTAGAAACATATTTGCGAGGCATATAATAGCACTCGACGCCATACATCTTCAGTTGTTCATCTATAAGATTCTGAAGTAATCCTTGTTCGCTTTTCGAACCATTGAGGAAGTATGGATTAAGTACCATAATCTTAACCTATCAAATCTAAAGGTGGAAGCTCATAAGTTTGAGACATTTTACTGATAATCTCATCGATTTCTCTTTGTCCATCATCATAAAGTTGTCTTCCATTAAACTCAATACCACCAGGAAGTTTTACACCTTGGAATTTGATAAGATTTTGACCCCATTGCTTCTTAAACAATGCAGTAGCATATGGTTTTAAGAAAGAATCATTCCAAACCCTTGGATAATCAACAGGATCTACAGTTCTCCAACAATCAATAATTATATAATCCTTAGCTTTAATATCACTCCAATCTACATCCAAATATAACCTATCTTGTCTTTGATTAAATCTAATCTGCTTATGAGTATTCAATAAGAAATTCATAGTTTCCAAATAACTCATTGTCATAGAATATGACAATAAATCAGTCTGTCCCCAGTAATAAATATCATTCAAAAATAATTGATATTTAAAACTAAACATGTTGCTAACGCTTATTGATTGAGCGTTATCATATTGAAAGATTTTATTAATTCCTATGACATGGGGTGGAATGGGAATATAATTACTATTCTCATACCATGAAAAATCTGTACTACCTTTAGTAGGCATATTTTGGGTAACAGTGGTAGTTGTTATCCCAGTTTGAGAGGCCCCTGAAGTTCCAGGTGGACGTGCTTCTCCTCTAAGAACATCATCATCTGTTATCTGATACTTTAAGTAGCACTGCGAAACTCCATCAAAGTGCCTCTCATAAAAGTATTGCAGCGCATCATCAATCAAATCCTCGCATTGCTCTGAAGCAAGGTTAACATCCAATACAGGAGCTCCTAGCTTTCTTAACACATATTCTTTAAATTCTGTGCGTGTAGTAGGTTGCGCCATTATACACTATACTATTTTTATTATTTAGGATGGTGCAGAAGAAACTCCTGAGAGAACTAACACATTTCCAGAGGCAATCCTATAAGTAGATGATGCTGTACCAGCTCTGGTAAATGTAACTGCAGTTCCTGCTGCTATTACATCAGAATAAGTATGACCAGATCCAATAGTTACAGTACTAGCAGTAACAGAAACTCCTGAAACGTAAATGTTAGTAAGTGCTGCTCCCACTGACATTGAATCACCAACTGCTACACTTGTTACTTTATTAAGAGTGAAGGTAACAACTCCTACACTTGCAGTTTGACCTACAGCAACACTGGTATTAAGAACAGTGTCATCAGCACCCCCTGCTTTAACTAGAACATCATAATCATATCTTCCACCAGACAGTCCATCAGTACCATCAGCATCCAATGAAAGTTTAAATTCTCCTGCTGCAGCACTTGTAAATCCTACAGTAAAAGTTGCTGCTGCTACAGTAGTAGATCCAGTTCCAGTACTCTTTCTCATCTGAGAAGAACCACTATAACCAGTAAAATCAAAATTGGTTTTATCTGTATTCTTAACTTTAAAAGTTTCCTCGAAAGTGGCTCCAGTGTTAATAGTTACATTAGCACCATATGAGACTCCAGCATTTGGATCAAAAGTAATGTTTTTATTGGCCATTTGATTCTAAGACTTTGAGAAGTAGAGATTTAATATCATTTATGTCATTTTCAATAGAGTCCAATCTTTCTTTATCTGAAAGAAGTCTTTCCCTATTTTCAATATACTGTTGATAACCATAACCGTTTTTATTAACGATAGCTCCACTAGAAGTATCTTTATAAAAACCATCATGGTCTTTAACTTTAACTAAAGACATTATGCTAAAGCCATCACTCTTAAATTCTTGACCCTAGGAACATAGGCTTGATTGGTAGAAGTTCCAATAATCTTAACTCTGAGTGAATTAAAAGCTGGCATTCTATCAATACTCCACTGCATCTCTCTAAACATTTGATCTAGTGGAACTGGTTGATATGAGTCTGTAGTAGGAATATTCCTATCAGATCTACCATCACTATTAGCCAAGTTACTAATTATACCTGGTCTATTTTGAGATATATTATTATATCCTGGGAAAGGAGTAAATACTGTTTCATCAAGCATAGTATTTTGATTTAGAGCATAGAATACCCTCAAATCATTAGAATCATTTACATAAGCATCTAAAATAACTCTCACAGAAGTAGAAGGATTCTCCAAATTAATAAGTTTAGTAACATAGAAGAATCTGCAAGGATCATCAACAACAGTCTTCACTTTATAATTGGTAGCAAAATTAGTTATTGGAGAATTAACTCTATTACTAATAAACTTCACTGAAGATTGATCTAAATCAATCATTGGAGACAATTTAGGATTCCCTGTACTTAAATTCATATTTACAGTCAGAGATTTATTACCAGGAAGAGCACCCAAATATGTAGATTCATTAATAGAAGAAGCAACCATTCTAGGAGAATCGAAATAATTTGGTCTATTAAGAGTAATTTCTTGGTATCCCCTATCTACGAAGGATGATTCAGTTCCATCAATACTAGTACCAGTTACTGTTCTTAGAGAAGAAGTAAGATTGGTTTGAGTTGGAGTAATAGCACTAATAGATGGCACTATCTCCTCAAAAGGAATATTGTAAGTAGATTCTCCATCAACACCTCCAACGGACTTAGTAGTACCAAACTTAAGTGCTGGCAAACTACCTGCAGCTCCTGTTCTATTTTCTCCATTACTGGCCATATCAATTTTTACATAATAAGTATCCAAAGTAATAGGATCATCTACAGTTACTTCATTAAGATTATGATTTGTATTAATTCTCCTGAGAGAAATACCATCCATTTCATACTTATAGACTTGATCATTAGCTGCATGATTTGCAGCTACAGTTCCTGCTTGAGATCTAGTAATACCAGTTAAAGTAGCACCAGAAACACCAGTATATTTAATAACTTCTTGACCAATTTGTGCATAACCAGGATTAGTAGCTCCTACAGCCACATTTTCAAATGCAGCAAAGTTAGTAGTAGCACCTATACCAATAGAAGCACTAGAAGTACTAAGAATAGCAGCACTTAAAGGTGATGGAGAAACATCAGAACTAAGACCCTTTAATGTAACCACATTTCCAGAAGAATACATTCCATGATTTCTATGGAAGACCTTCATATGAAGACCATCAGTAACAGTTGTAATTGGTGATTGGGGAAGAACAAATCCTGTAGGTGTAACAGCACTGGTATGTCCCACATCATAATTCATAATAGTAGTAATTCCAGTACTACCTTGATGGAAGAGATAATTTGCAGCATTACCAGTAACAAATGATCCTTGAACTCCTGCTAATCTCAACTCATTAGGTCCTGCTATGGATCCAACAGAGAATTCCATTCCTGATCCAGTTGTAGTTCCACCAATTGAGGTAACAGTTAATGTATCTCCAACCATATATCCCCTACCCCCAACTGAGGTAACAGTAGCTGCAACTGCTATTCCATTCTTAACGGTTACATTTGCTGTAGCATTAATACCATTTCCACTCAAAGTTCTCAAAGAAACCCCTGGATAGAAACAGTTAGCTGCTAAAGGCGTATAACCAATACCAGTATTAGTAAGATTTAAAGTACCTGTAGCAGAACCACCATATCCAACGAATATACCAGATGCAGTTGTACCTGCTTGAGTAACCTTAGAACCAGCAATTAAACTAGTATCTTGCAATACAGTATTAACTCCTACTCTAATCTCATTAGAATAAGCGTTTAATGGGTCCCTTCTCATCCTCTGCATATCCACATTAAGTGGTGGATTAAAGAATTGAATATTTCCACTAGGAACAAAATCAGCACGCTTTAATGTAAACTTAAGATCTTCATATTGACTGGGAGTCCAAGTAGAACCAGTTTGAGACTTAAAGAGAGAACCAAGAGTTGTCTGTGTAGAAACTAATGTTTGACCAGCCTCTCCAGAATCTAAAGTAGTTACATCTACCTCACCTAATCTAGAAATCCAAACCCTATATTCTGTGACATTAGAAAGTATTACCAAAGCATATTCTTTCCTACCATGGAGATAAATTGGATAATCAAATGTGACATTAGTAGCAGTAGTAGCATCCAAAGATGTTGTGATATTATTTGGATCTAAAATTACCAAAGTTCCTGGTATTCTTCTAGTAACTGGAAGTCCAAGTTCTACCTCACGAAGTTCAACTTCAACAGGACCATTAAGATCAACTGCCTGGAAGAATAAATCTACACTTGATACGAAAATACCTTCACTATCATCAACAGTAAACGATTGAGCAAGAGGGTCTCTATATTCGCCGGTAGTTTGAGTTCCAATATCAGTAGTAGAAGAAGCAGAAGCACTGGCAGTATCACCTATAGTTCT